TGGGGGTATTGCTCGACCGAGTCCATGCCGTCCTTGATGACAGACGCGTCGAGCAGGACCTGTCGCTGTTCGGCAAGGTCGTCAGCGTCAAGGAAGAGCACATCCGCGTCCTTGTCGCCAAGGAGGCCGCGGCCTCTCACGGCGGCCGTGAAGGGCTTCATCGTCGCCGCTGCGGCAGCCACGGCTTCATTGATGAGCGGCCATGGCAGGTCGGCTTCGCCGAACCACACGGTGGTGACGTGGGCCTGATCCTCGGTGGAGGCCTCGTTGATGGGATCGTCAGAGGCAGGAAGGAACACCACGAGAGAACTGGTGCGGTCCTCCATGCTCGCGGCCAGCGCGTCGGACTGCGGCGTCAGGCCAACGAGGCAACGGCAGTTGAGTGTCTCCTCCGGAGGGGCGGACAGGTCTCCTGGGCGATCCATCGGCACACCGCCGACGGTGAACTTCTCGCCGAGAGGGACGCTCTGCCCATGCACGGCTGCGTGGGAGGCGCGGACGCGCTCGTCCTTGACGGTGATCCACGTCTTCAGCATCGGCTCGTCCTGCTCGCGCCCGATGGCGACGGCGGCCGTGTTGAGCACCGAGGTCGACAGCATGGCCGCGATGGTCTGGGCCTGCGACCAGATCGTGCTCGGGTCCGGCTCGGAGGTCTGGGCAAGCGCCCTCCGGGTGAAGACGCGCCATGAGGCGATCTCGGCGCGTCCCTCCGCTGAGGGAGAGCGATCTGTCTGGGACTGGATCTCGTCCCTGATGACCTGCTCGGCGCGGGCGACCAGAGCGTCGAGCCAGCCTCTCTGGCCATAGCGCCGCAGCGCATACAGGCAGGACTGCAGGAGTGACTCCTCCACTGCCCTCTGACGATCCCCTCGCGCATCGGCAAAGACATCGACGTCGGTCACGAAGACAGTCATGAGTGGTCCTCGAAGGAGGCGTCCACAAAGGCCATCATCTTCTCCCTGCTGTGTGGCGTCTGTGTTGTCAGCAGCGACTTGACGTAGGCGTCGAGGTTGCGGCTGAGCGCAGAGTGCGCGACGCCCACGTCTTCGACGAGCCGGGGGAGCGGGGTCCATGCGCCGTCGAGCAGTTTGCCGACCTCGTCCGAGGACGCCTTGACGTGAAGGTAGAGATCCTCGGAGGTGATCCCCTGTGGCCTGGACTGAGTGCTGTTCTTCAGTCGGTTCCCGGCCCGCTCCAGCGCCCTCCAGACAAGGGCGTCACAGGTAGCGCCGAGGCTGGCGCGCTCTGGCGAGTCGTCGCTATAGCCGCGCCTACGCGGACGGTCTGGCCGCTCCGGGGCGGTGCGGTTCGGGTGGCCGTCGAGGGAGCGTCGTGGCATCGGCCCACGAGAGCGGCGGCCTTCGTTGATGATGCCGTCGCCATCTCCGTCGCGCGGGTCTCCGGGACCGACACGATCCCCGGTCTGCCCGTCCGGCCCACGGCCGATGGAGGGGTCAATGGCCGGGTCGTATTCAGGCATCGGCAACTCGACGCCGAGCAGTTGCAGGGCGGCGTCGATCTGCTCGGGCGAGCCGGACGCCTTGCCCGAGGCGAGATTCGACAGGAGCCAGCGGCGGTAGTCCTCCTCGTCAGGCTTGTCCTTCTCCGAGAATCCGGTCTCCCGGCGCATCGCCTCGGGGCTGATCTCTCCGCGGTCGAAGAGTTCGATCGCCTCACGGGAGTGGTCGCTGCGGAGCCGCAACTTGGATGTGTCGAAGGTGAGCACCACCTTCGGGTCGTCGAGGACCTTCCGCAGCACGGCTTGCGTGAGGTCGGCGGCGATGTCGGCGAGAGCGGGCTCGATGTGGGTCTTGATCGTCGAGTCCTCGATCTGCCACGCACCCCAGTGGTTGACGTCGCCGGTGCCGAGGAGGATCTCGGGCGGCAGGTCGAGGGAGAGCGCGAGGCGGCGCATTGCGTTGTCGCGCTGATTGATGGCCTGCTGGTCGAGGTCGTCCCAGAAGGTGAGGTGACGCACCTTGTCGACATACTCGCCGGGGACTTTGACGATGATCGGCGCCAGCGCCGACGGGTCGCCGGGGTCGCTGATGGAGGCCATCATGGTGGCGGTGAGGGATGCCATGAACGGGTCGACAGCACCGCCGATCATGTTCAGGGTGTGCTGCGCCGCTTGAGAGGTGGGGGCCGCGAACGAGACCTCCGAGGGAACGATGAGCAGCCCGGCTCCGGCAAGGCGAGACCGGGCCTGTGCGCCAATGTGCTGGTTGAGCAGGGCGATCTCACGCAGGATCGGCAGGGCCGAGCGCACCGGAGAGTCGGCTTGGTCGTGATACCTGGGGTGGGGCCGATAGGAGCGGATGATGGCGTCTTTGGCCGGGATCGGGGTTCGCTTGCCGTCACCTTCGCGGATGAACCATGAGTTCTTGCCAAGCGATCCGACAGCCTGCCCGGCGACGACGCGCCACTGCTCTTCAGTGCCGCGATCTGAGCCGATGATGTAGGACTCGCCAACCATGAAGCGGTGCAGGCCGAGGGCGTGCAGCATCTGCGTCTGCCGGACCGGGCCGCCGAACAGGTTGTTGACGGTGGTCTTGACCCGCTCATCCTCGACAGGCCGGAGCACGTCATCCTTGTCCGGCTTGGAAGCGATGAGAGTGGCGCGAGAGACGGCATTGGCGAACCACGCGGAGGCGTAGCGCAGTTCTCCCGTGGTGTCGTAGAACGCCCACGCCTCGTCCTGCCAAGCCATGCGCTGGACGCCCTGACGATCCCCCTTGGGGACTTCGTAGGCGGCAGCGGTGAGGCTGTCGAGAGGAGGAGTCGAGCGAGCGATGGTGCGGGGCATGGTTTTCTCAGTCCTCGTCGTGGAACACGATCCATGACGCCGCGTAGGAGGCGGCGAGCCAGCCGTTGATGACCCACCATGCAGGATGCAGGTCGGTCAGGAGTGCGGCGGCCATGTCGACGGCAATCGCATAGGGCGCGAAGCACCATGGACAGGTCAGCAGCAGGCCCCAGCGGTCATCGCCGAAGCGTCCTGCCCACCACATGCGCAGCGCGACCACGGGCGGGAAGGAGTCGGCGACGATGAGGCGGGTGAACCGCGCTGACGCGACGATCCCGACGAGTGCGGCGACGGCCCACAAGATGTACTGGTTCACTGGTTGACGACTCCCAACTGGCGCAAGGTTGCTCCTCGTAGGCCATTGTGCCCGGAGGAGAGGATGCTGCGTAGTTCCGTGGGGCTCGCCACGGATGCGGGTTCGACGATCTTTGCCACGGAGTGCATGGCGTGGACGAGGGCGTCGAGACGGTCGGGGGACGAGGAGCCGGGCACCCATGACACCAACTGGTCCTCCAACTCGCCAAGGCCGTGGGAGAGGTGGAACACCTTACCCCGCTCGTAGAGCGCAACGATTGGGTCGGCGCGGATGACCTTCCCTCGGCGTGAAGTGACCTCTTCGATGCGCATGGTGACGTCGGCGTTCTCCAGCGTGGCCCGGACCATGTCACCGCCGTAGTTCGTTTCCACGACAACGCAGTCAGCGCTGTATTCGTCGTATGCCTTCTTGGCCCGGTCGGCCCAGCCCTTCGGGGAGTACTTCCCAGAGAGGTCGGCGAGGACGTAGAAGCGCTCGTCCTTGAACCCGACGACGACAATGCCGGTTTCGTCCGACTTGGAGCGCGCTGTCCCGGCAGGGTCGACCCCAACGACGACGCGGTCAAGGTCGAATGGGGCGATGTCGACGCGCTGGTCGCCGTCGAACATCTCGTACTGCCAGAGCGCGCCCTCGACGTCGGCAAGGATTTCTCCGTGGATCTCCTGCCTGCCGAGGCGAGTGTTTTCGTAGCGTTCGAGGATGATCTTGGCGAAGTGGGGAGGGAGGTTGTCGATGTTGGCGTAGGTGGAGGCGCGCACGAGGCGCGTGGTCGGGTCGGCGACGATCGCCTTCATCCACTTGGTGGGCAGTGGGGTGGTGGTGGCACAGATGTGAGGGTGTTGCCCGACACGCAGGCCGAAGAGGAGGTTCGACCAGACGTCCTCGATCAGAGGGATATGCGCCGGTTCATCCACCCATGCCGCAGAATGCTGCGGGCCACGCAGACGGTCCGGTTCTTCGCCGGAGAAGGCGTGCCCGATTGCCCCGTTGGGCCACGTCAACTTCTTCTTCGACGGCTCCCATTCGGGACGCTGCCCCGGGGCGGCCGTGGCGAGCACTCCGCTGTTGTGGGTGCGAATGAAGTGCTCGGTGACAAGGAAGGTGTTGTCCTCGGAGTCAACCTTGATGCATCGGACATCGACGGTGTCGACGCTCTCGACATTCTGGATGTAGCGCCAGTCTCGCTCAGTCCTGTGAGCAGGAATCCGCTCGCTCTTGCGGGGGAGGCTGAAGATGGGCAGGTTCGTGGTTCCGCGAACGCGCGCTTGGCCCGAGGGTCGCCAGACGACGCGACACTTGACGCCCAGCGATGACAGCAGGGCGACCATGCCAGAGATGAGCCTCGGGTTCTTGTTGCTGAACTCGAACTGCCCCCTCTCGGAGATCGTTCCATCGCTGTCCATGAGCCCCTGCACGAGAGCGAGCCTCTGCTCCTGCGAGGCCCAGAAGTATTCGTCAGGGATGCGCTTGTTCTTGATGACGTCAGCCGCTCGCAGGTCCCTAGAGAGCCTCTTGACGAGGAATGTGTATCCGCGGCGGTCCTGACCGAGCGAGAGTCGGGTCTCGTAACCGTCCTCGGCGATCCGCTCGACAATGAACGGCTGGTCTTCCGGGTGGCTGGTGATGTGCGCGCTGCGGCTGCTCCCATCTCCGAGCCAGTAGCCGAGCGTGTATGCGGGCACGGGTAGGTTGTCGCTACCTGAGCCAGTGATGGAGACTGCCCTGATGGCGTGGTTCGTCGAGGGCCAGAGCCCGTTGCACTTCAAGTCTTTGGCGACGTCCTCCGTGGTGCGAACCTGCTCGTACCGCTCCTTGGGGTAGCCGTCCCTTCCGACGTAGCCGCGCTCGTCGCGCGTGGACGTCACCCACTTGTGCCGCGCATCGGCGATGACTTCAGCGCCTTCGATCGTCATCCGGTAGCAGGGACGGTTGGTCAGCACGGGGAAAGCCTCGATGACGCGACAGACCGACCCATCGCCAGCGAACACTTGATCCCCGGCGCGCAATGCGCCCATCGTCGTCCAGCCGTCAGGGCTGGGGACGAGTGTGTCGAGCGCCAGCGCCTCCCCCTCGATCATGGTGTCTCGGGCGTCGGGGCCAGTCGGCGCGACGAGGGCGATGCGTGGGGACCACTTGGTGATCCGGTTCGTCCATCGGGAGCCAGTGGTCGTCTTCCCGGCACCACGCCCCCCGGCGACGAGCCATGTGAGCCAGTCGTCGCCGCCCGGGGGGTGCTGGTCGGCGCGCCCGTGCGGGAAGTCCCATTTCCCGTGAGGCTTGCCGTTGCAGGCCACCTTGTCGCAGTAGAACGGCTTCCACGGCTTGTCGGTGAGCCGCTGCAGGCCGAGCAGGGCTCTTTCTTGGGCGGCCGGAGACCACCTGCGCCACTGCTCGTCGTCATTCATGAGTCGAGGGTACTGCCCTGCCGCGCCGCTGCTGCTGGTATCGGGTGACGTGGGCGGTGAGCCAGAGTCGACCGTGGAACCTGATGACGCGGTCCCCGGGGGTGATCGGGGACTTGCAGCATTCGCAGGTCGTGTCGAATCGAGCCTTCATATCCATAAGTGTTGCTTATGGATATGAAGTTCTCTAGCAGGAAATGGTGATGACGCCAGAGAGTGCGGCCGCGCAGTCGGTGTCGATGACGTAGGTCCGCTCCACGAGGGCGCGGATCGTGTTCATTGCTGGCGTGACCTCCGCCAGCGGGGCGGGCGTGGTGGTGGCCACGCCGCGACGGATCGTCACAGCACCAGTGGCGATGACTCGGTTGCCGTAGGCGCCGATGGACACGGGTGTGCCGAGTCGCGTCTCGATGTGATTGCCCTGCCGCTGGAGGCGACTGCCGAGCATCGAGGCGACGGCGCTGCCGATGTGGATGACCCCGTCCCCGACGTAGGTGCTGTCGAGGTACCCCTGGGCCTCGGCCAGTGCCACCTCCGGGCAGCCGTTGCTGAGCGCGGAAGCGCCGACGACTTGGTCGACGACGACCTTCTCCAGAAACGCCTGCTCCCGGGCTGCGTAGCCGCGCATGGCCCGGGTGGACGCTTCGGCCCAGCCGCCGACGGCTCTGCACTCGTGCAGGTAGTAGCCGGTGATCGGAGGGTAGGT